GTGCTAAATGTTCTTTACAAACGGATGCAATTTCCCTATCTGTTAGTTCACGCATTGCATACAAAGGTGTTAATTTAATCATTGAATCAGGAGGTGATTCTTTAAACAATATGCCACCCTCTGATATATAAGCTACTGGTTTCATCTGTCGTTCCTCTCTTGTTTAGCAGCAATACACATTTCAGCATACTTTTTAGGAATGTCTGGATGCCAACCTCCCATTAACATTGCACAATTTACCTCTGATTTTCTACCTAATTCAGTCAAATAAATGACAAATCCACACAGTAGAATACCTATCATAATTGACCAAAAGAACTCTCGACTCATAACACATCCTCTTTTTTATACTTGCGTTTAATAATAAAAGCTAGTTTTCTAAGTGCCATTCTTTCTATTTGTTCTACTTTAAATCGTGGTATTTGCAAGATGTAAGCGACTTCTTCTTGCGTAAAATGGTTATCACTTCTGTGTTCTTTCAAACTTTTCATCTATTTTCCTTAGGAAAGATTCAAGACGATGATTCCATAACTTAGAATCGACATTTTCAGGCCATGTAACTAAATACTCTTTAATTGTTTCTGTAGCCACGATATAGTCTATTTCTTTTTGCTTGGATAATAAAGACTCTATTTGCTCACTTATTGTCATATTAGTTCTGCCTTTCTTTTATCCTTGGCCTTACTAATACGATCTATTGCTACTTTATCCTTTGACAATTCTTTATAGGCTTGTCCGTATGCAGCTTTAAGAGTGTCCATATCTAAGCACTCATTAATCATGTCGCACCAGTTAGTACAAAGATCAGTTAAATCAGGTGTTTCCTCATCAATAGAATCACTAGGTATATCTTCTCCAGCGTAGATATAAAGACCTAGACCATGTAGTGCTATTGCCTTAGCTAAACATCGTTGCATAGCTGTGTTTACTGCAAAACTATCAGGGTTAGTCATAGCTTTATTCTGATTATTCATAACTGGTAACTGTGCAGTCATCTTCTTACCAAATGCCTCAACTGTGCAAAACACCATCAAAGTATCACCAAAAGCCATTGGTTGATCGTAAGTCCAAGTAGCTAATGGGTCTAGCTGTAATAGCTGATCTACTGCCCAAGCCCACGAAAGATAGGTAAATTTACCTTTTTTTTCTGTATGCTCATTAATGTTAATCTTGCGTAATTCTAGGTATTTGCTCATATTAATACTCCAAGTTAGCTTCATCCATCATGTTCATTTGTGCATGGATGAGTTGTGTGAAAATGCCATTTAATGCGTTTTTAGCTACATGACTACTGATAGGTTGTGCAGTCTCAAGATAATGTCTAAGCACATTAAGACTACCAAACACTTCATCTAAATCGTGATACATCTGATAGCAAGCCATGTCACCACGAGTATATTTCCTAGTTTTAGTCATTTAATTCTCCATTGTTAAATTCATATTCAGCCTGTTTTGTAGCTAATTCATAAGCATAGTCGTAGGCTTTTAGATACATAAAATTACCGAGACCAAGCATATCGTTTTCGTTTACAAATTCAACAGTTTTATCATGGTCAGCCATTGTAAATTCATAAACAGCTTCCATAATCATTGCTGCTGGCTTATAAGTAGTCTTGATAAGTTGATTGATACGATCATCAATTAGTTCTTGACCATCGTCAGATAGTGGGTCAATCCATAAGGTAGTCATTAAAAACCTCCTGTTTTGTAGATATAGATAAGAGCCAAGGTAAGGCTCATAAGGACTGTAAAGATAGTGCCGTATATGTAATCTTTCATGATGTATAACCTTGAGTTTTACGAATAAGAGTTTGACTTGGAGATTTAATAACTGTTGCTTTATATTCTGCACCATTGGCAAATGGCAAAGCATTTCCAATCATATTTCTAGCTTCTTCTTCTGTAAGATTAAAGCCATCTTCTACCCAACTTTCTGTAACTTCAAACTGTACAACCCACTTAAATGTTCTCATCTTCATTTCCCTTTCGTTTCATTTAATAAAATTTACTGCATGACTCAAATATATAGTAAAAAACATGATTTGTGTAAGTTTTTGTAAAAATATTTATTTTGTATCTTTTTTACAACTTCTATACAAATCTACACAATTTAGTATACTATCTTAATATTAACACAACAAGGAAAGAAAATGAATCCAATAACTGCATTGCAATTAGAGTTTGGTGTTTTATCAGACTTAGCCCAAAAATTAGGTATTCGAGAGAGTGCTATATACGCTTGGAAGGCACGAAATACAATACCCAAGAAGCATATTCGAAGTATTGAAAAACTGTCTGAAGGTAGACTAACAAGGGAGATGTTAAGACCTGATTTATTTAAATAACTAGCGGATGCTAGATTGATTAACTTTGGATAAAGGGAATAATATGTTGAAATTTGAATCGCAAGACGAAATAGAGGTTTATGCAGGACTAACAGGATTTATATGTTTTAAAGCATCTGGTGATGTAATTGGCTCTGAGGAAAGCGTAGTAATGCTTTCAATAGGGCAATTTAGAAAGGTAATAAAAAATGCTGAAAAATTAATTACACTTGCAGAAGAAAATAAGATATTGCATGAGGCTGAAAATGAGTGATCTTCGTGCGTTACCTTATTACAAATGGTTTTGGCAAGATTGGAGAGCAAATCGCAAAGCCCAGCGAATGAATTATATAGAAAGAGGTTTATATCGTGAGTTATTGGATGAATGTTGGGTAGAAGGATCAATACCTAATGATTTAAATATACTTGCTGAAATATGTGGTTGTCCAAATGATGTTATGGCAAATGCTTGGCAAGTGCTAGAGAGTTGCTTTAAGTTGGTAGAAGATGTTTATATTAATGAAAAGATGGAATCATTAAGAACAGAAAAAGATACTGAACGATTAATAAAAGCCTTAAATGGTAAAAAAGGTGGTGTGTCTAAATCTTTGAATATTAAGGAAGAAATAATTAAATCCAAGCAAGTTCTAGCAAGTGCTAAGCAAGTTCTAGCATCTGTCAATATAGAAGAGAAGAGAAGAGAAGAGAAGAGTATAGAAGAGAAGAGAACTACTATATCTGTCGAATCTAAGATTCCACCATGTCCTCATCAAGAGATTATTTCAATCTATCACGATGTATTACCTGAACTACCTAGAGTTGTATCTTGGAATAAAACTAGAGAGGGTTATCTAAAACAACGATGGAGACAAATGTTTATAGAGTTTGAATGTAAAGATACAGAAGATGGCTTAGATTGGTTTAGAAACGATTTCTTTGTATTTGTCAAAGGTTCTAAGTTTCTGACAGGTAAAGTCGTATCTAAAGACAGAAAGCCTTTCTTAGCTGACTTAGAGTGGATGATTAAACCTACTAATTTCACCAAAATAATAGAGAGAAAATATGAGAATTAAACTTGATAAACCTGTTTTGCAAGAGAAAAAGAGTTATTTCTGTAACGCTTATGGTTGTAAGCTACAAGCATCAATGGGATTAGGAACAGATGGAACAGGTGCGTTCTATTGTAGATTTCATTACGGATCAAAGCCAAACAAGAATGATTACATTACGCTACAGATTGATAAAAACAAAGACTTGGTGAATTTCTTGGATATGTCACTAAGACCAGAGTTGTTCTTTGAGGGTTCATTTGACGATAGAGCAAACTTAACTTTAAAGACTGGTTTAAAGAGTTTAGGACTAGAACATTTATGGGATGCGACAAATTACAAGATTTCTAAGAACATCTTAGAGGAGTTGAACTTAAGGTTGAAAGTAGATACTGAGAAAGTGTTTGCCAAAGAAGAAGTCAGGGATCAATTTAAAACAATGTTGCAAATGTTAAAGAAAGGAATGACAGTATGAAATACAAGATTTACAACGAAGATGGTGAATTAATGCGTACAACACGAACTAAGCAAGAGGCGATAGCTATTTGTGCTATTCGTAATGGTTGGACTTTTGTATATGTCAAACCTGTAAAACCTGTTTATGAACCTTGTTTAATGTGAGATGACTATGACTGATGATTTATTTGGATTCGATGGAATACTTCTTGATCCGATGGATGATTGGGTAGGTATGCCAGAGTATGTCATGGAAAAAGAAATAAAGCCTATGTACACTGCTACCTTTAAGTTTAGGACTAAGGAAGATTACGAGGCATTTAAAGAAAAAGCTAGAAAACATATATTTGACGAACAAAAAATGTTTGATGGTAACCAAGGGGAATTTGATAAACAAGCATGGTTTCCATTAAATGAAAGGCCAAGTAACTTTTATTACCAAAGCGAAACACCTGTAAACCCACGATTTCCTGTTTACATTTTAAGCAAAGGTCTACATCCTCGTTAAATCGACCTCTCCACCGAAAAGGTATGTCATTTCTAATTAATAAACAAGAATAAACCTTAGTATTTAGGGTAAATGGAGGTCTATATTCGTTACTGTGCATGAC